CTTTTTTATTAATGTATCCCTGTAACAATAATAAAGCACCAGAAGTAACTAATCCGGTGATTACAATAGTGTTATTAGAATCCATTAATTTATTATAACTATTTAATTTCTCTCCACACATATATGGATCACGTTTACCATATTGGGCTTTCCATTGGTTATCCCTAATAGTGACAGTTGTCATTGCTATAGGTGTTGCTAATAGTCCAACCCATCCAGGTAAATTATGATGAGGTTTATATACATAATAGTTATTATTTGTTTTATATTCAGTCTTTTGAGCATCTGCAGATATGCAAAATAACATAAATGCAAAGAACAATAAAGTGCACCAAAGCACTTTAAGTGTATCCCAATACCAACCCTTTTGCCTAAGTCTGTCTATGAATCTTTCCTTATGTATCATGGCGTAGATTCATGTTGGTTATAATACTCAAGAGATAAATCATTATAAGTATCTTTCAGATGTTTAATCTCTGCTTCTAAATGAGATTTATATAACTGACCTGTTTCCAAATCAATTATACCATTCTCAATATCAGCAACAAGATACTCTAATGCATCTTCACTATCATCAATAGCAAATGCTATATCTTTTAGTATTTGATTGTGTCTTCTTACTGTAACACAATCCGACTCTGATACCATCACTACTTTCGTAGGATGGAAAATCATAGCGTTTGCTCCTGGTTTAACAGTTGCACAAGAAATACAAAGAGAGAAACCTAATATAACTAGGACTCCCCACGCACTTAATGTAAAAATTGCTTTAAGGAGGAATATATATTCCTGCTTAATAAAAATAATTGTCTTTTTCATAATTCTGAGGTTTTAAGAAAATTTTATTGATAAGAATAATGTCCGTGAATATATGCTCCAAATAGGAAGTCATCAATATTTTGTCCTCTACCAATGTTATGAACGACTAAATATCGTTTACCATCAGCAGATTTCTTATTGACAACCAATCCAACGTGATTCATACCACTTGGACCTCCTAATTTCCACCATATAACATCTCCTGGCTTATAATCTTTGGGATTATCAGAGATAGTTAAACTTTTACCATTATTTTTAAAGAACTTGCACATATTAGGCACTCTCCTATGATCAATATTGGTATCTGGCTTTTTTATTCCTTTATAAAGACTTCTATTGGTTATTATGTCTTCATGTATCAATTTTTGTAAATCTATGCCAACTTTTCTATATGCTCTGATAATTACATCAGTGCATACTCCTATATGAGGTGGCACGTCCCCGTTCGGATATTTAATATTCCTATAAGAACCGTCATAAGTGACAAAATCCTTACTTAACGAAATACCAGCATCAGATAGTTTCTCCTTAAATGGAGACTGTGCTGTAGTTAATAAAGCCAGTGCTATACAAAATAGTATAATGGCACTAAACTTTTTAATAAAATTTGAATGTTTCATAATTTCATAATTTAGTAAATAAAAAAAAGAAAAAGAACCCAACTACTATACTTCATTAGGTTCTTTTCGACAGAAATGATAGCTTATATGCTACCTGATAGGCATCTTTAAGTGTTTTTATTTATCTGTACAAATATTAAGAATACAGACGCAACAAAAACAGTAATGACAGCTCCAAAGAATATAGCAACAGGCCCAAATAAAAGGGCAAGCAACTCCACTCCAGTGGCTCCTACTACCGACACAACTAGTGTTAATAGTAAGAAATTTCTAAAATTCTTTTTCATCTTAAATTGTTTCAGGATTATAATAAATCTTAGTCAATTCAATATGGAAAACATAAAAAGGGATATGTATCATAAACTTATGTTTAGACTTTTCTCCATTTCTATAAGTAAACGATTCATAGCCCAAAGAAAAACCAATTGATTTAATCTTTTCACTATACGAGTTCCATTGTTTTTTAATGTAAATTAATTTTTTCATAATTGATAAATATTAAAGGTTAATAATAGGTAAGAAAAGCGAGAGTGCCGTGACAGCTCTCGCAACGTTTACACCATTAGGTGAAGGCAATTAAATAATGTAGCCAGAACCCTCTCAATACAACGATGTACCTTAAGCTCCACCCTATTACACTTAGGTCCTATTTATTAGACTCGATATTCTTTGTTAAAAATATCTTCAGGCTCCTTTAAGCATTGTATTTCGGCTTGTCGACTTAGCTTGTTAATCTGGCTACATTAAATTAAGTGAAGGCAATAAATTACTATCTGTCCAAAAGGAATGTGCACTTCCAAATGGAGAACTAACGTAAGTAAACTAACCCTTACAATTTTTTAACTCTTTATATAATGCAAAGACGTTTTACCCTCTTTACACCAAGTCACTGATAATACACAGAAGTATATGATTGCTTTAGTTCCCTTCAACAGCAGATAGTTTTACAAGTCGGTAAGACACAAATGGGACTATGGTGATCAAGTATAGAGGCATTCGTGTCCCTTATGGAGGCAATGGCAGGAGTCGAACCTGCATAACCGTCTGTATACCTTGCGTTAGGTATCAGCACTGCCTTGTAAATAATCTGCAAGGTTCTAATCCTTGAAATGTATCCTGGATCTATTTAAAGGGTTTCCAACCTTCTCCTTAAGGGCAAATTTAATCTAATGTCCAGTGTTAGTGGATAATAGAACCGTGTCAAAGGGTAACAATGCTATTGCACAGATAATAAGTGTAGATTGTTTTTAGACACCACAATAACATACTAATCATACAGCTGATATGTTAGTATGGCAGTACTGTGACTTCGATAACCGGCACAATCTACAAAGCCAATATTTTAAGAGGAACTCAGGCTTCGCACTTAGGCTTTCCATTTTAATCTAAAACAGTATGCATCCTGTAATAGAACCACAAGATGTATCTTTAACATCTCTGTATTGTTCCTCTAAAAAGAAATAAGTGTCGTAGGTAATTATTTTGACCATTGTTCACAAGTGTGGTAAACAACCAAGACCATTACCCTTGGATTTCTTATTAAAAAAAATAAAGCAGTTTAGCCACTTGCTTTAGGTGATGATGTTTATAATGTCAATCCCTGACATAGTGTGATGATTTACAAAGCCACTAAACTTTGAGTTAAGATATTTTATTTGTTTCTTATAGAGGCTCAAATTCTGTTACTAGCAGAGAATGTGCGTCTTCTTGTTAATCACGCAAGCCTTATAAGTTTAAGCTATAAATATAATAAAAAGGAACTAACCAGCTTGCACTCCCACAAGCTAATTAGTGTTGTTAAGACATAGAAAAGTCTTAAGCGTTTTCGTTAGTTAACCACTCAATAGTAGTTATAACTCCAAAATGATTGATATAAGTTTTCATTTCTTCACAGTTTAAAAGGTTATTGCAATAGATTATACTGTATTGCGTCAGTATGCATACGAAAGCATTAGCTCCAAGCGGAGCTCTAGCATTACGCTAGAACTGCTTGAAAGAATCCGTCTTCATCTGGCTCTCCAATGAACTTAACCTGGCCAGTTACATCAGCACCGTCCTTAAGTTGCTCTTGAGCTTGCTCAATGGTAACGCCTCTGTTAAGAGCCATACCGCCAGTAAGAGTCTGGTCCTTAAGCCCGCCTAAAGCAGTGGTAACTTGTTGGATACATACCCATACTCTTGGACCCTTAGCACCAGTTGGCTGTCCGTTCTCATAGATTTCAGAAGAATATTCTGTTAAAGATTTTATTAGATATTTCATAATAATAGGTTTTACACGGGGCGACATTGCCCACGCAGAACTTAGGAAGGGTCGATGATGTTGGTACTCTCAGCGTGTGTATTCTCTCTAAAAAAAGAGGGGGGTACATATATACTATGAATAATAAAGGGGGTATATTTGCATAAAGCCAAAATATGGAATTTATAGCCACATTGTATTATAATAAGATCCTGGGACATGTTGCTTCAGCTTTTGTAGATGAAGAAAATGAAACAGTTATAGTTATTGTATATAATAAAGATGGAAACCTTATAACTATAGAGCATGTTTCAGTAGATATGGAAACCTTATAGGTTTACTATATATAACTTTTTTGCACTCTTTTATCACTTAAGTTACTGGCCAACAGTACCTTATGTCAAATTGGACTATCACAAATGGTTGGCCACTACTGTTACATATATGATAGTCCCACTACCATGTTTAGTATGGTTACTACTATCACAAACATGATAGTAAGCTTACATATGGAAAATATTTGACATATACAAATTATTTGTTTACTTTTGTATCCTACTATTAAAATTGTATATTAGTACTATAAAATTTGGATAGTATTGTACTTTTTTTGATATTTGTACTATATTAATTGTATATTTGCAATGTATTGGAATACTAAACGAAGAAAAAGAAAAATGATAACAGTTTATCTAGATACTAAAGAAAGTGTACTTCTTAAGTCAAAAGATGTAACCTTTCATGTGCTATACTATATTTTGAACCAAACAGATATGGAGAGAAATACATGGTATGCCGATAAAGAAAACAAACAAAGAATAATGAATAAGTT